ACCAGATGGTGAGCATGAGTTAGCATTAAAAGATTCTGAAGGAAACGAAGTTCTTATCAAAGCTATTACCAAAGATGGTAAAATCGTTGAAAGAGAAAACGTAGAATTAGAAGATGTTAAAGTACAAGATATCCCTCAAGCTGGCGAAACTGATAAAGCAAACGAAGTTAAAGATGCTGCAGGTTCTGTTAAATCAGGAACTATGATGGCAGAAGAGACTGAAGAAGTTGAAACTATTCCACAAGATGATGAAGCTCCAATGAAAGAAGAAGAAGATGGAGAAATCGAAATCAACTTAGGCGATATGAAAAAGAAAATGGAAGAAATGGCATATCGTATTGAGGAGATGGAAAAGAAGATGATGGATATGGAGAAGGTTAAGGAAGAAGTAGTAGACAAAGAAGCTGATATCAAAGAAGAAGATGACATCGAAGAAATGGAATTACCTAAATTAGATGGTGCTCCAATCGAAGAAGCAGTTAAATTCTCAGCAGAAAACAATAGTAAAAACTATGGTAAGAAAATTAAGAACACACAATCTAATTTCTTATCAAAACTTTATAAGTAAAAATATTTAAAATCATTTAAAAACAAAGGAAAATGAAAGCAAGACAAAATTTCGCACTTCCTACAATATCAAACTCTACATATGCTGGAGAAGCTGCTGCAGGTTATATCGCAGCTGCATTGTTAAGTGCAAGAACTTTGGATAACAAATTAGTAACTATCATGCCAAACGTGAAGTTCAAATCTGTAATCCAAAAATTAGACGTATCTGGTATCGTACAAGATGCTAGTTGTGATTTCACAACATCAGGTTCTGTAGCAATCTCTGAAAGAATCTTAGAACCAAAAGAATTACAAGTTAACTTACAATTATGTAAGCAAGAATTCGTAGACAGCTGGGAAGCTTTACAATTAGGTTTCTCTGCATTCGATGAGATTCCAAAATCATTCAACGACTATTTAGTATCTTACGTTGGTGGTAAAGTTGCAGAAGCAACTGAACAAGCTATTTGGCAAGGTACTAACATCAATGGTCAATTCTTAGGATTCCAATCAGCATTATCTGCTTCAATCGCAGCAGGTGGAGCAACAGCAGTATTAGCAGCTAAGAGTGGTTCAACAATCATCTCTGGCTCTATCACTTCAGCTAACGTATTGGATGTAATGAACTCTGTTGTAAACACTATCCCTGATACTGTTTATGGTAAAGAAGATGTATTGTTGTATGTTCCTACTAACGTAGCAAAAGCATATCAGCAAGCATTAGCAGGTGGTGCAGTAGGTGCAAACGGATGGAACAACCAAATGAACGTTGGTGAGAAACCATTCAACTTCAATGGTATTGAAATCGTATTATGTCCAGGTATGAGTGCATCTAAAATCGTTGCAGCTCAAAAATCTAACTTATTCTTCGGAACAGGTTTGATGAGTGACTATAACGAAGTAAGAGTATTAGACATGGCTAATATCGATGGTTCTCAAAACTACAGAATCATAATGAGATATACTGCAGGTACTCAATTCGGTATCGGACAAGATATCGTTTACTATGGTGCATACTAATAGTAACTAACTAATATAAAAAAGGTGGGGGGTAAAACTCCCACCAAATTTTAAAAACTTAAAACACAAAAGATATGGCTTGTTTATTAACGCAAGGACGTCAGGAAGTATGTAAAGAATCAGTAGGTGGTCTACAAGGTGCTTACTTTATTAACTTTACAACTGGCTCTTTCACAAAGAACGGAGCAGGTGAAATTACCGCTCTTCCTTCAGGTTCGACTGTATATTACTACGAGTTGAAGGGAAATTCAAGCTATACTGAAACTGTAAACACATCTCGTGATAACGGTACAACTTTCTTCAATCAGGAATTACTTCTTAATTTGAAGAAATTAACTAACGAAATGACTACTCAATTAAAGCTTATGGCTTATGGTAGACCTCAAATCGTAGTTTGGACTAATAACGGAGATGCATTGTTAGTTGGTGAAAAAGAAGGTGCAGATGTAACCGCAGGAACTATTCAAACAGGTGCAGCTATGGGTGACCTTTATGGTTATTCAGTAACATTCACAGGTATGGAAAGATTGCCAGCAGCATTTTTGAGTGGTAGTACAACTACTTCTCCATTCGCAGGTTTATCAACACAACCAACAATCGTATATAACTAATTCAGTATAAGCGAATAAATTATTAAAGGGTATTACTTCGGTAGTACCCTTTTTTTGTTTTAACTATTTATACTTCCGTAGTTGTTATTTATAGATACGAACAAGATAAATACGAGATAATGCTAGCATATTTTATATCACAAAGCAACCAATATGTATTCAGAACTCAGCCTACTGCAAGTAATCAATTTACTATGAGTTTGCAAGATATGACTACTTTGGAAAACTTAACTGCATCTATAAGTGGATTAACATATGAAGGATATGAATCATATGTATCATTCTCTTTGAATCTAAGCGGTGTTAATGTTGGTGATGAGTATAGAGCAACATTAATCAATAGTGGCTCACTTACTCCTATTTGGAATGGTTCTATTCAGGTATATGCTTCTCAAAGCACTGATAAGAGCGTTTACGAAAATCAAAATACTCAATATATTTCTCATCAATCAGAGAATCGATATATAATAATGGATTAATATGAAACAACAACAAAAATTTTCAGTAGTTAACGTAAACACAAATCAACTTCCTGTTATTCAGGAGGATACAAAGACCCGATATAGTTGGGTCCCATTTGGTGTTTATGGACACGATGATTTCTTTGATGCAGTAACAACAGCTTACAATCATTCTACAACCAATTCAGCAGCAATAGAAGGTATTGCTGATTTAGTATTTGGTAAAGGTATCTACTCTAAAAGAGAAGAACTAAATAATCTAATTGCTAAGATTCTTCCGCAAGAGGAATTGAAAAGAGTAACATTTGATTTTAAATTGTTTGGTAATGCAGCATTTCAAGTATATTGGAACGATGACCATACTAAGATAATTAAAATGTATCACGTTCCTGTCCAAACACTTAGAGCTGAAAAGCTTTATGGTTCTCCACGCATTGAGAACTATTACTATTGTACTGATTGGAATGATGCTAGAAAAGTAAGAGATAAGAAAAAGATTCCTGCGTTTGAAACATCAAATGAGAAAATGGAAATCCTTTATATCAAACACTATTGTCCAGGTTTGTATTATTACGCATTACCTGATTATGTATCATCTTTACAATTCAGCATAAGTGAAGCTGAATTAAGTAATTTGCATTTAAGCAATATTACAAATGGGTTCTTACCTTTGGTTATGGTAAACTTTAATAATGGAGTACCTGCACCAGAAGAAAGACAAACTATTGAAGATTTACTTCAAGCTAAGTTTACGGGCACAAATAACGCTGGCCGTTTTATGTTATCATTTAATGATGACCCACTCACTAAACCAACTGTTGATGCAATTAGTATCGACAATTTGCACGAAAAGTTTCAATATGTTGCGGAATATGCGCAAGACAGAATATTAGTATCTCATAGAATTACATCACCATTATTGTTTGGTATCAGAACTGAAAATAACGGATTCTCTTCTCAATCAGAAGAAATGAAAACCGCATTCTCTATTATGCAAACAATGACTATCATGCCATTCCAAAATGTATTGTTAAACGCAATAGATTACGCATTAACGTGTGGTGGATACCCTGATACTGAATTATACTTTGAACAATTAACTCCATTAGTAATTCTTTCAACAACTGCTGAAGAAACTGATAAGAGTGTTGAGCAAGTAGAAGATGAAGTAAACGATTCAATGGAGAATCCGGCAACTGTTGAGGATGAGCCAGTAGATACAAACGAAGATGTAGTAATGGCTAAAGCAGCGGATACATCTGATATAGATTTTATCAGAACAGTAGGAACTCAATCAGCATTTTTTACAAAAGAATTTAATTAATAAACGATATGGCATACGCACTATTTATAACACGAAACGATATAATCAAAAATTCACCATTACAGGGTGCTATTGATGCAGATGCTCTATTACCATTTGTAAGAACTGCACAGGACAAATACTTAAAGAATCTTTTAGGTACTGTTCTATTTGAATTTTTACAAGCACGAATAGAAGCAGGAACATTTAGTTCTTTGGATGCATACTATCAGGACTTAATGAATGACCACATCAAATATACTCTATTATGGTATGCATGTGTGGAATATATTCCATTCAGTTCAGTGCAATTCAAATCTAATGGCGCTGTGAAGCAACAAAGTGAGCAAGGCGTCGCTCCATCTAAAACGGAGATAGATTACCTTAAACAAATAACACAAACGAATGCTGACTACTATGCGTTGAGATTACAAAACTATTTGATTGCATATTCAAACAATATTCCACAATATTTGGAATCAGTTGGAAATCAAACGCAGATATATCCTGACCAAAGCTCACAATTCTTCGCGGGAATTCAATTATAATAAACTATGGCTCAACAAATCGTACATAATACAGGCGTTAACTACTCACTTTATTATAATGTCTTAAATTACTTTAAGACTATAATGAAGAATCATCCTTCAATTCAATCGGTAACCTATGGTGATATTGATTCGATAGATGATAAGCAGTATCCTGAATATCCATTAGGTAATGTGTTAATAACTGATAGTAGATTTGAAACATCAACTACTACTTTTTCAGTTCAATTAACTATTGCTGATAAGCAGAAGAATCTAAACAATGAATCATCAGGTAGCACAAATGCTCAAACTATTCCGTTCTACGGAGTGGATGACATGGTTGATATACATGCTAACACACTTGCAGTATTAAACGATTTAACCGCATACACACAAAGGGGGGTGCAGGGATTTGAAGTAAATGGAGATATTGTTTGTACACCTTTCTCCGATAGGTTCAATAACGGACTGGCGGGGTGGGTAGCCAACTTTGAGTTAACTACTCACAACGATAAAAATCGTTGTCTTTTTTTTTTAGTTAACCCTTCGGGAAGTGGATATATAATTGAAGAGTGTGATACGGGTGAAAGATATAAAGCTGTATTAGATGGTAGTGGTAGTATTGGACAAGTGTTTATGAGTAAATACATTCCAAACTCCAGAAGAGATATCACTACCTATTATGACTACAATTGTTATACTATTGTAGGTACATTTAGTGGGGAGAATGATTTTGATTTTGTGAATTTACCTATACTTGCTCTACCATATGTAGATTTTGGAACGTGTGAATATTGTGATTTATGGGCTAATCCGCAAGTATGGAGTACAACACCGCAAAATTGGAATTCTGGTTCGGCGGTAGCATATAGAATGTGGCAATACGATTAAAAGATAAATAAAATAAAATGGGAAGTTTAGCAAATCAATACATTTCACAAAGTTATACATCACTTATTCATTTAGGTAGTGATACAACTGCTTCTGCTAATTTAGTAGAATTGCAGGATGGACTTGGAAATGGATTAGGTATATCAGTAAATACAGAAGGTGATATATCCGCATCAAATTCAGTAAAAACATTAGATTTATTTGTAATGCGTGATACTGAATTAAGTGGAGCATTTAATTTGAATACATACATTACTGCATCTACAATACCATACTTCAATTCAACACAGCCATTCTTTACTGATACTGTATATGTAACAGGAAGTTATGCAGCAAATACTTACCCACCATCAATCGCTGATGTGGAAGTTGGTTGGTTGTGTAATGGTATTAATGTTACAAATGGTGTAGTAACTGCGGTATCCAAATCCGTATCAGGATATTACATCACTGTTGGTGGTGAATTCCCACAATCATCACAATATTATACATTCACAGGTAGAACATCTCCAACCGCTCACATATATGGAGCATTAGAGATTTCTGAAAACTTAGTTGTTAGCGGTACATTTGATATAGAAGGTA